CGCGGCGGACGAGGGAAGCGGGCAGATGCGGGAGACCTACGGGCTGCGGGAACCCAGCGGCCAGACGGCCCGTGTTTTCTTCGGGGACAGCGTCAGCGACATTTTCGGCACCGTGCTGCACGAGGACTACCACTGGTATAACTCCCTCGACCAAGCGGGCGCAAAGAGCTTGCAGGACCATGCCCTGACCTACCTTGCCCAGATGGACGGATATGAGAGCGTAGACGAGATGATCCGGGACAAGATGGACGTGTACGCAAGCCAGAAGCTTACCTACGAACAGGCAGCCGAAGAGCTGGTGGCAGATGCGTGGCGGGGGATCTTTGCGACGGAAGCGGACTTCAAGCGCTGGGTGGAATTCCAGCGCGGACAGGCCGAGAAAAATGCGGGCGTGAGGGGTTCCATCCACAAGGTGATGAACCGGGTGAAGAATCTGCTGAGCGACATCATCAGCCGGGCCAAGGAAGTGCTGACCATCGACCCCGGCAATGCCGCCGCCCTGAAGGCAAAGCGGCTGGCCGAGGCCCAGAGACGGACCCTGCAAGACGAATACTTCGCCCACGCCGAAAAGGCCATGGACAACCTGCGCAGTGCAAAAGAAAACGCCGCAGCTCTCAAAACCGAGAGCGCGGCGGAACAGCAGGGGGTGAGGTTCTCCATTCAGAAAGACGCTGACGGAGAAAGCTACATCAAAATAGATGAAGATATCCTGAAAGGTGTATCGCGTGAAGAATGGAAAACTGTTGTAAAGCAGACCATCAAAGAACGGTATCCAAATGGCTTCGAGCGGAACGGCTGGACTATTTTGAATAGCAAAGAAGGCCGTAAGGAATTTGTGTGGTCGAAGTACACTAAAGGCTTGCAGTGGGAAAATGGTGCAGCATATGCAGATAAAATGCGGATGGCTGCAAATTTAGATGAAATCATTCAAATTGCAGATGAAGTTTATAGGGAACCGGCTTTCCACAAGAATGCGGAATCCTATAATCGTGGAAAATTTGAAATTCAGGTAGGTCAGAATTTCTATGAGGCGGATGTGTTGACCGCAATCAAGGCAGATGACCGGGAGATTTTTTACGATATAGTCAATATAAAGCCTATAGAAAAAGAGACCTCCGGCAAAGCCCACATGGAATCCGAAGATTCGGGGAGCAGCGGGTCGGAGGTCTCTGAACAGAGTATAGCACAAAATTCCGCCGAAAGCAAGAGAACCGACGAACCTGTGAAGAAATCGGTGCGGTTCCAGCTGAGTGCTCCGGTGGAGGTGGACCAGAACAAAGACCTTGTGGCTGTCCACAACCTGACTGAAGGAAATCTGCGGGAAGCGCTGGAGCTGGGCGGGTTGCCGTCGCCGTCGATTGCGGTGGTCAAGGCACAGGAAGGTCACACCAAGTATGGTCCGATCTCGCTGGTGTTCAACTCCGATACCATTGACCCCATGGTGAACCGAGCCAATCGAATCTATGGCTCCGACGCATGGACCCCGACGCGGCCGAACGTGGAGTATGCAGTAAACGGAAAGGCCCTGACGGCCTTTGAAAAAGCCATCTATAACGCCAGCGAGGACGCGTTTGAAGGAAAATTTGTCAACAGTGCGGCACTGCAACGTATGGGTGTGGGGGAAGTGAGCAGCGAAAACAGGACGGAACTTGCCCAGAAGCTGCAGCGGGAGACCGCAGTGCAGCTGGCGTACCTGAAAGAAAAGGGCCAAACCGTAGAGCCGATATACAAAACCGAACGGGAAACGTTTGACAGCATGGGAAATGACGTGCTGGAAAAGGTGGTGGAACGCGCAGGAGCGGACGAGATCAAAAACGCTTTCGAGAACGGTGATTTTGACCTGCTGGATAAGATGGCCGATAAAGCGGCGGACGCACTGGAAGAAAAGTACACCCATGGAGCGCTGGCAGGACAAAACAAGCGTTGGAAGATGCGCATTGACAAGCTACGCAAGGAGAACCGCGGGCGGCTGTATGGACTGATCGAGCACGCCTACAAGATGTTGACGGATACCAGCGCCGGCAAGGCTATGCTGGACGTGGAAGCAACGCGGGAGGCCATCCGTGAAGCAGCCCCAGAAGCACAAGTGGAACGGTGGGCCTACGACAAGCTGGGGGATGTGCTGGGTGAGAAAGGAATCCGCAACCAAAAGAATCGCTTTACCAGAAGCGGTAAGAGCCGCAGCTTTTCCGAGCTGCACAACCCTTATACGCTGGAAAATCTTGTGGCAGCTATGAATGCTCAGAATGCACGAGGGCAGGATACATGGGGCCTTTCGGCAAACACCTTGATGAGCACGGCCACGGCAGAATAACAGAATCTGGACGAAGTGCGGGCAGACAAAGGCCGCTTGCAGCAGATGCCGGAAGAAGAGTACAAGGCGCTGCTGGAAAAGGCGGATCACCAGATCGAGGCTGTGATCGGCAAGCTGCGCAGCGAAACCGAAGCTCACGCAGACAACAGCTTTGAAGAGCGGGAAATCCTAGGCGACATCCTGTTGCGGGCCGCACAGGGAAAGCAGACCATGGCAGCAGTCAGCAAGGCATTTTCTAAGGAAGGCTATACCATCAGCCGGGAGAAGGCAAAGCAGATCGTGGCGCTGTACAAGACCATCGCAGACATCCCCACCGGGTACTTTGAGGCGAAACCCCAGCGAGCTGTGGAGTTCGACGAGGTACGGGCGGCTATTGTGCCGGACAATGCTTCGGTGGCGCTGCTGGACAGCCTGAAGGAAAAGGGCGTGACCGTCTACGAGTACAAAGCCGGGGATGATGTGCAGCGCACGAAGGCGCTGAACCAAGTGCCGAACGTCCGCTTCCAGATGGCCGAACAGGCTGACCGGGATGCGAAGCGGAACCGCCAGCGGCAAGCCAGCCGGACCATTGCGGACAACAGCGCGGCCATCAAGACGCTGACCGAGATGATGGGCCTGACCCGCGGGGTGCGGGTGAGCGACGACAGCATTCTGGGCGTGGCAGAACGGCTGGTGAAGGCCAGCGGCGCGAAGGGCAAGGCCGACACCGAGCGTGTGGCCCGCGAGATGCGCACCCTGATCGAGTACATGAAGACCGAAGGGGCCGACATGAACAAGGCGCAGGGGCTGGCCGAGACCATTGCCGGGGAGATCCTCGACGAGGCGACTTACCGGAATACGGAGCTGTGGCAGCAATACCCGGAATACCACGAGCTGAGCTACACTGTGGACAAGAACGGCAAAGCCAAGGCGGAGCTTGTGCGCCAGTACGGAAGCTGGAGCGAAGCGGTGGCCGAGGCCCGGAAGCACGGCGTGAAGCTGCGGCAGGAGGAAGGACACCGGGACGGAAACCCGGCGGAAGAATACGAAGCCATTGTGAACGATACCCGGAGCATGGGCGGCACAAAGCAGGGCGCAGCGGAATTGTTCCGGGGAGCCGCCAAGGCAGCGGGCGTGGACGGCGCGGCCAGCATGGAGAGCACCGAGTGGCTGGATGTGCTGATGAACGTGCACGACACCATCAAGCCCAAGATGATGAGCCGGTTCGCGGATGTGGCTGAGTACGAAGATGCCAAGGTGGAGCTGGCGGGCCGGATGATCGGCGACCTGCTGCATGTGAACGAGATGAACGACGCACAGGCCATCTTCGATTCCTTCCAGCAGTGGCAGCGCCGGGCCGCAGCGGCAGCAGCCGGAGACGAAACCAGTGCGGCCAAGGCTGTGAAAGACCTGCGGGCTGTGCAGAAGGAGCAGACGAGAGAATTCAACCGGCGTTTGGCGGAGAACCAGAAAGCCGGGAACCAGAGCGAAGCAGTGCAGCAGATGCAGGAGCAGCAGCGCCGGAATGCCAAGGCAGAAGCGATGCTGGACGCCAATCTGGATGCACTGGGGGTGGACATCACCAACTCCGGCGACATGGCCGAGAAGCTGGATGTGCTGAAGGAAGCCTACGAGCGGGAATGGAGAGCCGAGAAAAAGCGCCTGAAGGAAGAGCGGCAGCAGATGCTGGACGAGATCACGCTGGAAAACAAAACTCTGAAAGCGGAGAACCGGGATCTCGCCCGGCAGGTGGCCAACGAGCAGCGCCGGGCCGACCGGGCGGAGTACAGCCAGATCGTGCAGGAGCGCGAGATCATGGAGTGGGAAGCCGAGAACCAGAAGAAAGCCGAAGCGTGGCAGCAGAAACAGGCCCAGAAAAATGCCATTGCGGTGGAAGTGGCCCGCCAGCAGCGGGACGAGGACATTGCCGTGGCAAAAGCACTGGCCGAAAAGCGGGTGCAGCGGGCGCGGGACGGACGGAAAGCCGACGAACTGAAGCGGAGCATCCGGAACAATGCCGCCCAATTGAACCAGATGATCCTGCGGCCTTCGAAGGGCAAGTATGTGCAGCCGCGGCTCATCCAACAGGCGGCAGAGGTGGCAAAGCTGGCGGATATGGCCGTTCTGAACGATGCGGCGGTGCGGAAGCTGACGGCGCTGGCCAACACCATCAGCCAGACGCAGGGCACGGCCAGCGACCCCAGCAGCCTTGCCTACGACTGGGAACAGACCGGTGTGCCGAAGCTCATCCAAGCCTTACAGGCCGACATGATGAACGCGAAACAGGCAAAGCTGGACAGGCTGTACCAGCAGTTGACCGAAGCCGAGGCGCTGGGCGACGGCGAAAAGGCCGAGAGGCTGCGGGACCGGCTGAAGGCCCGCATCAGGGAGACGGAGAACCGCACCTATCTGCCTATGACGGTGGAGCAGCTGCGGATGCTGAAGGCCATCACGGCGGGGACGCTGCACGTGATCCGCACCGAAAACAAGACCCTGAGCCTTGCCAAGACCGAGGAAGTGGACGCTTTTGCCCAGAAGGCCGGGCTGGAAGTGCTGGCCGCCAAGGGAAACGAGACCGGCAGAATCCGGGATGCACTGACCAAATACAATCTCGACATGCTGGGCGCGAAGCGAGTCTTCCGGATGCTGGGCGGGTACACCAAAAACGGCCAGATGGAAAAGCTGGCCGACATGCTGAACCAAGGCCAGCTCCGGCAGACCCAGATCACGGTGGAAGGCACCAAGCTCTTCGACAACGTGACAGGCAAGTCCAACCTCAAGCAGATGGAGCAGTTCGCTGGCCCCGGCGCGGAGCTGGTGGACATCGGGCTGACGGACGCAAAGGGCAAGGCCGTGCCGCTGACCCATGGGCAGCTGTGCAGCCTGTACATGCACTTGCAGAACACGGACAGCCGGGAGCACCTGCTCAACGGCGGCCTGACTCTGCCGGACACAACGCTCTACAACGAGGGTGACATCGAGCGGGCCTACCAGAAGGGGCAGACCGTGAAGATCGGAATGCTGACGGGGGCCGACGGAATGCCCATGGCCGACACCATCCTGAACACCGTGGAGAATGCCCTGACCGACTACGACCGGAAGTGGATCGAGGACATGAAGGGCTTCTTCGGGGACTACACCACGAACCTCATCAACGAGACCAGCATGAAGCTGGTGGGATTCCAGCGGGCGACGGTGAAGAACTACTACCCCATCGCGGTGGACAAGACCCAGCTGGCCAGCGAGATCGAGGGCCTGAAGCTGGACGCCACCATCGAAGGACGCGGAATGCTGAAGGAGCGCGTGAAGAGCGGCTTGCCCATCCTGCTGGAAGAGTGCAGCAGCGTGGTGCAGCGTTCCCTCCGGGACACGGCGGCCTACGCGGGCCTTGCAGCATCCATCCGGGACGCAAACCGCATCCTGAACGCGAATGTGGAGACAGAGGACGGCATCCAAAAGCTGAAGAGCGGCGTGCTGAAGGAACACTGGGGACGGGACGCCGTGAACTACGTGGATTACCTGCTGACCGACTTGCAGACGAAGCAGCGCAAGCGCTCGGACGGCATCGGCCGGGTGATGGGAAAGCTGCGGGGCAACTACGCCGGGGCTATCCTGACGCTGAACCCCGGCGTTGCCATTGCACAGGCGGCGTCCCTGCCCACGGCGGGGGCCGTGCTGGGCAGCGATACCATGGCGGCAGTGCTGCCCTTCGTGAAAAACCTCTCCGGCAAGCAGCGGCGGGCACTGGAAGCGGAGATCAGCGCCCACGGCGACGCGTTGCTGCAATACCGACTGCGGGGCAGCCAGCGCGGGGAACTGGCGTCCATCGGCGTTTCGGGGAGCTTTGCCGAAAAGGCCATGGACAAACTGCCCAAGGGCCTGACCGGCTGGATCAACAAGATGGATGAGATCACGGTGGCGGCACTGTGGGAGGGTGCGAAACATTATGTGGAACACCACTCCGGGGAGTTTGCCGACGGTGCGGCCACCAAGGGCAGTGACGCCTACTGGAAAGCTGTGAACCAGATGTACCAGAAGGTCATTGAGGAGACCCAGCCCAACTATACCGTGATGCAGCGGGCGGGCATCCAGCGCAGCGACAACGAGATCACCAAGACGCTGACCATGTTCACGACCCAGCGGTTCCAGAACTACGGCATCCTCGCCGATGCGGTGATGGACTACAAGGCCCAGAGAGCCCGGTACAATGCAGAGAAGAGCGCCGAGAACGAGGCCGAAGTGCAGCGGGCCGGGCAGAGCTTGCGCCGGGCTGCTACAAGCCAAGTGATACAGACGGCGGTATTCGCCCTTATGAAGATCGGCGCGGACTTCCTGCTGCATCGGTGGGATCGCGAGCAGGATGAAAACGGCGACGTGACCGCCGAAAGCCTGTGGAACCGGTTTGCGGGGCTGTTCACCGAGAGCGCGGCGGGCAACTTCCTGTTTGGTTCGGAAATCTACAGCATGGTGGGCAACGCAGTGAACGGCACGGACTACGATGTGGTGAGCGCGACCAACATCAGCGCCGTCAACGACCTGTTTGCCGCTACCACGAAGCTGTACACCCTGATCCGGAAGGACACCACCGGCATGGACGAAGAGGAACTGGAAGCCTACCACCGGAAGCTCCGGAAGGCCGGGGTCGATGTGATGGAATATGGGCTGGACATCGCGGGCATCCCGGCGGCAAACGGGCGGAAGATGGTAGAAGCCTTCGCGGCTTACGCGGACGATGTGCAGGGCCTTGCAAACGGCGAAGGGTTCAGCCTGAACGGAACCCCGGCCAGCGCGACCGGACAATACGACCGGCTCTTCAACGCCATTGAGCGGGGCGACGCGGAGGAAGCTGCGGCCGCTCTTGGCAAGCTCGAACAGATGGGCAAGAGCGACAAGGTGAAGGCGGAACTCAAGAAACGCCTGAAGAACTACGACCCGGACATCGAGACAGCGGCCAAGGCCCGGAACGCGGGCAATGACAGGACCCGGCAGAAGGCGACCAAGGACTGCATCCGAGCACTTTATAAAGGGCTTGGCATCCGGGAGGGCGTCAAAGAGGATGCAGCCAAGCGGGAGGCCATCATCGACCTTGTGACCGGAGCCGTGAACCAGAAGGCCGATGAGCTGCTGGCCGGAGACAAAGACCGGAATGTCTACGATGACCTGACCGACGCACTGGAAGTGGGCCGCGCCAAAGATGTGCAGACAGAGGTCAACCGGCTGCTGACTGCGGGCAAGGACAAGGATGCCATCAAGAGCAAGATCACCGGCGTTGTCAAGAGCGAGTATCTGGCCGGGAATGACCACGACCGGGAGAAGCTGGCGGAGATGCTGCTGCGGCTGGAAGCCGGAGGTGAACCTCTGTACGAAGAGAAAAACTTCGAGAGCTGGATCAAACAGGACGAGAAGAAGCAGGAAGCCGCGGCGGGAGTCGTGGATGAGTGGGCGGAGGTGAGATAAAAGAACGAAGACGCTTCGGCCAAATTGGCCGGGGCGTTTTTTGCTTGCCCGGCGGAAAAAGTAGCAAGTAGTCTGGCCCGGCGGGAGATGATACACTGGGGCAGAAGGGAGGAAGAGCATGAGCGAGTTGAACATCAAAGTCCGGAAATCACAGGACAACGGAAGTACCTTCCGGGCAACGCCGGACACTCTGTACATGGGCGGCGTAGGCTCGGCTAAGGTGGACACCCTGCACTTCGAGGTGCCGGAAGAGTGGGCGGGCTGCGCCATCACGCTGCACGTGAAGCGGCTGAGCGGCGCTCTGCCGGACCCGCAGATGCTGGACGAAAACAACTGCGTTGTGGTAGACCGGCGCTGGACACAGGAAAAGCAGGGCAGTTGGATGCTGCTGGCCGTGGACGAGAACGGCTACATCGCCATGACGAAGCCCGGCCAATACACCTGCTACGAGACCATCGACACCAACAGCACCACCGAAACGATCACGCCCAGCGTATACGAGCAGTTTGTGGCGGCAGTGGAAAAATGGGGACAGACGGCCGTGGATGCGGCGGCGAAGGCAAAGGGTTCGGAAGAAAACGCCGCGGACAGCGCCTCCGCCTCTGCCGGTTCCGCTGCCGCAGCCGCCCGGAGCAAGAGCGCCGCGGAG